TCAGCTGTGGCCCCGTGGTTCTGAGCCGGACTTCCGTAAGCATCGCGCCTGTTCTGGCTGACCAACACTTTGGCTTCATCTAAGATGTCCTTCATTCGGTTTTATCCGAAAGAACCTCATAGTCAGCCTCTTCTATTTCATTTTCTTTTGTTCCCTTTTCCATTGCTCGAGACTCAACCTCTTTAAGCCCGGTTAAAAAAATTGCGCCAATGTCCCCGTTTACAGCCAACGCGGTAGTTTCGTTCTTCCCGTACGCAACACGATTTAAACGCTCTGCCATCCATCTCCTGTGCTCAACGCGCAGCCTTGCTGCCGGAATTGAACCGTCATCAGCTACATCTACGATCATTAAGCCCTCTTCAACCAAGTCAGACGCAATCATTTCCTTTACGCCCTGCCAGCGATCCCACCTACCACCAGTCTTGTCTGCTTTGAGCCACTCGTAAAACACCCGGTTAGACATCTTGCCGACACTTTCGGGCATATTTTTTAACATATTCCTTACAGATCGGTACTTCATGTACAGCTCAAATACTGCTGCCTCTCCGTAGGTATCTAACCGTTTGTGCGCGGCTCGCGTCAGCTTTTTCGACATCGTCTATCCTTTTAAACCCAAGAGTTAATAACTGAATCAAGTAAACGTGACAGCTCTTGTTCTGGCACGCGCTCGCCATTGCCCCGAAACCGTAAAAGGTCATCTTCCGGTAACCCAAGCGAGTCCTCGTTCTGCATCTCTGTGTACTGCTCATCTAACCACCAAAAAGCAAGGTCGTCCCTCGCGCTCTGAATGTCACTGCGCCAGGCATCAGCTTTGTCTGTAACGTCTTCAAGGGGTAGTAGGGCCACAGCCATGAGGACTCGGTCAGCCTTCTTAAAATACGCCCTACTCATGTAGGCCACATACCCTCCTCCTCCCTAGACGCCTCATGCACGGTCAAGGTGCGGTAATCCCAAAGAATAGGTATATCCAGAGTAGGCCCGTGACGGTTTTTCGCGCAGCACAACCATGTCCGGGCGACATTGTCCGTTCGCTCGTAACGGCTGTGATCCAGCAATAAACACAAGTCGCTACTAGCCTCGAGGATCATGCCCCCGAATAGCCCTTGGCTCCGGGGCGTGCTGTCGTAGTTGCTTGAAGTGCTCCTGTTAAACTGCGACAAACACACGATCGTGCATTGGTGCTCCACACCCCAAGCTCTCAGCTCGGTCACGATTTTTTGCGTGGCCCGGTATATCTGATCTTCATCGCCCGTGTTCACTAGTTGCAAGTAGTCCAGAATAAAGTACCTGCATCCATCGGCATAACAGGCTTTGCAATAGTCAACGACTGACTGCCAAGTGCTCAACAAATTTGTAGGCACCCACAAGGGTGGTGCGCCCTCCATCCCGGCAACAGCCTCAACCCAATCATCCTGTTGAAAGTGGCCTCTCTCAAGTCGGGCAATTCGTGTATGCGTGTGCAGCGCGTATAACCGTGTGGCAAGCTGCTGTGGCGACATCTCAAGCGAGATGTACCCAACGCTAGTCCCGTGGTTTAACACCGCGCTCGCAATGTTCAATGCTAGAGCCGACTTTCCGTGCCCAGGGTTGCCAGCAATCGTTATAAACCATCCCGGCGCAAATCCTCCACCCCCGCCGTCATCTCGACAAATGCGATTTAATGTGGGAATCCCCGTAGGGACACTGACAATTTCTTCTTGTTGTTTCTGTGCGTACTGGTCTAGAAAATCTACGCTGAGAATGTCTTGTTTCATCTCTACTCTGCCCAAGACGGCAAGCCGATCTTGTGGATCTGAGTAGAGAGATTCCCGTCTACATAAGCGGGCCAATGATTATAAAAAAAACAGTGCTTCCACTTTGCTAGAAGGTGGCGAAGGTGAGTCCTGCCGACCGACAACGCCTCCGCATCAAGTTCGTAAACCGCGACACAGTAAGGTGCGCTTCGTTCCACGCAGATAAATATGAAACGGTTTCGTTCCTGTCGGTTCGGCTCACCATCCTCATATCCTTCTAGATAATTCACGCCGTTTAAGTAATGGGCTGCTTGTCGAAAGTAGCCACGCTCGTACAAGTTCCTGGAAAATGCTCGGTCGCTTGCGTCTTGCGTGGTCTTGATATCTACGATCGCTCGCCCAAACTGACTGTTCGTGTCGGGTAATGCGTCGATTCTTGACTTGCATGGTACGTCAAACTCAGGGTTATGCCAAAATGCGCTAACCTCGGTTTGACAGTTCTCCAACAGAGACGCGCAAGTTTCGTGCGACAACACCGAATCCCTCATACCGACGACCATAGCGTGCTCAGCTGGTTTAAGAATCCTGTCATCGGAGAACGACTCTGCTAGTTCCGCTCGGGCTTGGCGCACCTCCTTGGAACGCCCATCGCCGTCAGGTAGGCAAGCCCACTCATCATCAAACAGGTGGGGTTCCAAGATCGCGCTGTGGGTTGCGCTTCCAACAATCATGGCCCGGGTAGGCGTAGTCGGGTTGTCGATCGCGTGGCGCAAGTGCGCCGGCGACCGCGCCAAGTGGTTTAAGCGCGAGGCTGATGCACCAGGCGCAGCGTGGTAATCTGATGCGCTTTGATTGTACAGCAATGCTTCATCCTCAATAGAAATATCAAGCGTGGTGGTCATGCGTCTATACTCCAGTTTCGACTCACGGTCGAAGGTTGTTGGGTGACTCTTGCTAAACCTCGATGCGTCCAGTTTTCACGGCGCTCAAAGTTGCGAAACAAGGAGCACGGCAAATGATAAGCGCGTGTCCCCATGTGGTGTGGGCTGGCACGAACAGCCTTTAGAATGTTTTGAAAAACTAGCTTCGGGTTATCAAGCTTGCTCAACTGCTCGTCGTACAATGCCGTCAGCAGTTTTTTCCTCTTAGGAGTAAGCGTTGGGTGTGGACCCTTCGGAGAAAACTCAGATAACCACACCTCCCACAAGCTATCAATGTGCGGAGCGGGTTTTGTAGTTTCTTTTTTAATGGTAGTGTGTTTGTTATTGTTCCTAGCCTGTTCCAACTCTGTTCCAAGCCCCTTACCGGAATAGGTGGAAAAGTCATTGTATGCAACGAAATTCACCACCTTTAAATGTGTTCCATGCTTCGTGCGTGCCAAGACTTTAATACGGCCATCGCGTGCCAACGTATCAAGCATTCGGGACACCTGGCTGGTAGACCAAACGACCAATTTGTTGTTGCCTGTATAGGCGCAGTCGTCTGCGATTTGTCTCAGGCTTCGAAGGTATTCTCCCTGCTTGACGGTCACGGTGTCTGCGCCTTGCCCGTAGGTAAACGACTTTGTAGCCGAGTGATTTGCCTTCATCATTAAATAAAGAAACAAGCGAACAAGGTCGCTGTTCATTCTCCAGAGATCGTTGTCGATTAACCCCCGAGACAACAATACGAACCCGCTGCTCATGCGCTAACAATGTCGCCAAACGTCTCTAAGAAGTCGTAAACATCTCTGACATCGTAAGCAACGATATATGGGATATTGGTACGCTCGCACTCAGCTTGAAAAACCTCTTGGCTCTCACGCAACTTGCCCCCCGGAGCCTTAACTTCGATAAAGAAAAATGGAACAGCTGAGTCACTGTGGTTAAAAACCAAAAGGTCTGGGATACCAGGGGTTTGCCTTGTGCCACCCCTCTCACGTCGGTAGCCCTGCTCAGTCGAATAAACTGAGCAACCCATCATTTTTAAAAAATGTCGAACGTCTCGGCTGACCTTAGCTTCGGGCTTAATTTTCTTCGCCATGACCCCCTCCAGGCAGCGGGTAATCCCTGTGCAATTCCTTGAGAGTAATGGTCAAAAACTCGATAGCGTGAGTAATAGCAGTTTTGCTTTTCAGCACGCCTTCCCTGCTACCATTCTGAAGTAGGCTTTCGGGAACCCTCTCCAAGCGACGGATAACCCTTTTCAAGTCATCTTGGATCTCACCAATCTCGTTAAACAATAGCGGTCGCATATCATCGACCATGCGCTCTAGTTCAGAAGGGGAGGCCATCGTCGCTCCCCTCGGCCACTGGCTGACCAGCCTTGGGCTTCGGCTTCCAGGTATCGACTTGGGCGTACCACTTACCCTCGCGCCCCTCCTTAATGTCTACGTTGAGCCACTCGCCTTCTTGGGTAGCCAAAAACTTTGCAAAGTCAGCAACCTTGAAGCTTACGCGAGCCTTCACAAAGTCAGGTGCAGAGTCCCTCGGTGCTGAAGCGTACATTCCGTTTGGAAATACTTTGTCATGTGGCATAATGCTGTCCTGTTTAGGTTAAAAAAGAGACGGCTCGTTTTCGACAAGTCGCCAAAGATAAGCTTTCCTTCCACTGCGGGTGTCTCGCTTGCGATCGGTGCGTTCGGCTAGGCCAAGTTCTCTCAGCTCCGACAGTCTTCGCCCGGCGGTGTGATGCCCGTCAAACAACGATACATCTAATTCGTCAGCAGTTAAGTGACCACGATCACGCAATAAGCCTAGAATTTTGTCGCGCTGGCGTTGGGCACCTCTCGTCATAGAGGATGCAGCGTCATGGCTTGTGTCGGGGTCTTGCGTCCTGGCTCTAGGCTGAACTAGCCGTCCACCGTCATATGGAAAAGCGTGTCCAGCTGGGCACCTCCACAACGCGACACCCCCTCGCGTCATGTGTGACACGGTAGCCCACTGACGACACCCAGGTTCGGGACATTTTTTTATGCTGGCACTAACCACGAAGTTCTCTTTCCAAAAAAGAAATCGCGTCATCGACGCGCTTTTTCGGACCTCCCGACTTAATAATTCCTTTTGCTGCCTCAATACCCTTGGCATCTAAGTTGCCTTCGCCTTCGCACGCCGTTACAAGGCTGGCGAGTTTCGCTAAAGAATCTTCTAGACGCTTCTGCGCCTCCTTCTTTTGCTTCTTGGCTTCGGCAGCTTTTGCCTTTTTTTCAGAAGCACTTAGACTCGCCTGTTCAGCCTCAACGCGCTGAACTTTTTCCATTTCCTCTCGCGACGGTCGCTGGCCGTTACCCGTATAATTGGCGTTTGCTAACGCTCGGCCTACTGAACTTGTCTCGGCATTTTCCAAGAATGATGTCTTGTTCGCCATGCCCCCCACGCCCTCACGCTCGTAAGCAAATCCGGTTGCCATTGGCTCGGAGGCGTGGTGGTCGCGATACAGCTCGGTTTTCACTACGCAAATCGCTGGTGTTGCGTTAAAGTCTAGGTAGTGAATTTCGGTGACGATGCGCCCCTCTGGATAGTCTTCTAAAAAAAGAGGAATTCGGTCTTTTACTTCGACGTAATCGTCTAAGTTAAACCGTGGCATCGTCGCCTCCTATATTCAAGATGCGAAACTCTCCGGTCAGCCAGTCCCGGACGCATTTGGGAATCGGCTTGCTGCCGTTCAGCCAACGGTAAGTGGTGCTTGGTGGGCGTATGAGAACTTCTTTCGAGAATCTCTTTACACCTCTCCCATCCCTATCAATAGCATCGCGTAATGACTTTATGCTCCAATCATCAGCGTGCGGATGGCGGTCTGCCATTTGGGTGACTCCTGCATAGGTGAGAATTCAATGTAGAATAATTTAACATGGCTACCAGTGCAACTGTAAAAAAAACATAAGCAATTTAGCGGGTTGCGACGGCCCGTCTTCTAAATTAAGATTGTTGCATTGGTAGTTGTCTCGGGAAGGAGTTGCAAAATGATTGGTAGTAATAATGTCGTTATTGATCTGCGGTTAGTGCAGGAAACTGAGCAAAAATGCTACAACACTTGGTCAAAAACCTCGAACGATCCTGAACGCCATAGCTTCATAGAGGTGTCATTACCAGGAAAGCAAGTCAATTTTCATGCGCCTCTGGCAATTCTTAGGCATTTGGCCGAGGGTATGCTGCGCGAAGTTGACCAGCTCGAAGCGAAATGGGATTTAGATTCTCACCGGGGTGCTAACGATGACAAGTAAAGAAGTCGCCTTCCACTTAGGAGAACGTCGGGGTTGCGAGTTTAAACCAGCCGATTGCGCGTATCTAGACGGCTGGATTTTTTGGCGCGATAAGGCGTATAACGAAATTGAAGCAATCGAGGCCGATAACATTTATGCCGAATGTTACGACGCTCGTCCGTACACACCGGAGTTGTGGAAGGTGTTGAGAAGTGGTGGGAAGGATACAAGTGGCGACAAGTATGAGCCAGGGATTCTAGAGCATCCAGTGGAGCATATTTTCTGGTGGCCCGATGCTCACGATGATCCAGACGTCAAACGCTGTGTTGCATTAGTGGAGAACCTCTAATGCACATCGCGAATGTCGTAATCCAGCAACGTGTGGCTTTTTTTGATTTCGAGATAACCCCGGAACGCACCGAGAGGCGCGTGGTGTTGAGCAAGCGCGAGATTGCGACATTGGAAAAGGCGTCGGGTTTACTCAGTCGGATACGGGGTGCCGTTGACCCCCACGACTGGAGCGACTACGACCATGCTCACGACCGTAACGAGTTTATCACTGATGTCGCCCTGGCGTGTCATTGTCTAGATGAGATAGTGAAGGAGGGTGGCTGGGTTGTCGATGACGCCCCGCGCTACAGGTTTGCTGGTGCCAGGGTTGTTGAATGCAAGACGCCACAGGAGGTGCCGATGAAATAGTGGAGCAAGCGGTAAAACCGACTAGAGGGGTCGAGCCTACGGGTTCGGCCCCTTTTTTGTGATTTCAGAGCAATTCCCGGAAAAACGACCTCCGAGAATCGCTTCTAACGCCCTTCGAAGGTGTCCAGGGTATGTGAGGTACCCCCAAAATCAGTCAAATCAGATGTGCTGCAGGTGCTCAGCTTGGGATTTTTCGGAAGAATCCTTGGAAGAATCCTCGGAAGAATCCTCGGAAGAATCTCTGGAAGAATCCCCTTAAGAATCGACCAGCTCCCGTGCGTGCGTGCGCGTGCCCGTGCGCGTTCCTTTCCACTTGTGAGGTTGCGCCAAACTGGAAGCGGTCCCGAGGTGGTCGCCGGCACGTCTCGTCGCGTTGGCACTTGCGCCCGTCACGGTTTGACCTTTTTTTACTTGAGCAAGTAAAACACCAACAGGGAGTCACCAATGAGGAAGAACACACGCGCCACGTTGGCGCACTGGCTGTCAGGGGAGCCGAGCGCGACCGCTCCAGCGATCCACACTGATGGCGACGTGATCCGGTCCTATTCGACTTGGCTCACAGTCAGGACAGGCGAGACGCACGCGATTATGAATATGACGAAATACACGCGCACCACCTCAGTTCACCAGAACGCAATCCTAGCCGACCTAGAGGCTCGGGGGTTTGATGTTGAGGTCGTCGACGACGTGCCCATCGGCACTCGCGACTCTTATGCGCCGTTCATCGTCGGGGGTGCGAAATGACACCCGTCACGATTACCCTCACAGTCGAGAACCGAGAGCAAGCCGACTTGATACTGGCCGTACTGTCCGAGGCCGAGGAAGAGGGCGTGCTCGGTTTTGCTTTTGAGACATTGGTAGCCGATGGGCCACCGTCGGCCCCGCCAGCGGATCGCTTTCATCTGACTTCGCTGGACTTCGTAGCGTCAAGACAGGGGGACCGATGACGGCACAGGATCCGGTACTGATCGGGGGGTTCTTTTTCGTCGTTTTTTGGGTGCTGGTGACAGGTGCCCAAATTCTCGAAATCGTAGCCAAGCGTCGGGGGTGGAAATGATCTACTTCCTGACGTTCTCCCTGCTTTGTGGTGCGCTTAATGCCACAACATTTCTACCACTCCCAAACCATAACCTGACCCGTTGGCGCTTTCGTAGACAACTACGCAAAGCCCTTTACGCTTTCGTGTTGGGTTGTTGGGTTGGGTTTCTCTTTCTGTCAGTGCTCACAGGGATTTATGCTGTGGTGCTGATTACCTCACCATGAAGGTTCTAGTCGCCTGTGAGTTTTCGGGCGTCGTCGTGGACGCGTTCGTGGCCCGAGGTCACGACGCGATGTCGTGCGATCTGATCCCGAGTGAAGGCGCGCACCCCGAGCGCCACATTGTCGGGGACGTGCGCGAAGTGCTGAAGGCGTGGAATTCCGACGGGAGCCGATTTGATCTGATGATAGCACACCCGCCCTGTCGGTATCTAGCCGTCTCGGGTGCTCGGTGGTTTAAGCACCGCAAGCGCGAACAGTTCGAGGCGTTGCGATTCGTGGCCGACTTGATGGATGCGCCAGTGGACAGGATCGCGCTGGAAAACCCGATCTCGGTGATCTCCACGCACATTCGGAAGCCAGACCAAATCATCCAGCCGTGGATGTTTGGGCACGGTGAAACGAAAGCCACCTGTCTGTGGCTCAAGAACCTTCCGAAACTGGAACCGACCAACGTAGTTGAGGGGCGCGAGTCGCGCGTGCACCTCATGTCACCATCACCGGACCGCTCAAAAAAACGGTCCATCACATTCACGGGCATAGCCCACGCAATGGCTACCCAATGGGGGGAGTTATGAGTTTTCTGGATTATACGTTCAGCGATTCAGTTTTGAAGGGCCTCAATGAGTATGAGGACCACCGCATGAAGTTGCTGGAGGATTTAGGGGAGTTGCCCTGTAATGTGCCCTACGAAATGACAGCCAGCGAAGTCAAGGCGTTCCGTGAGGGCTACGACGACGGGCGCGTCGGTTATGTGCATTTCTGCCGGTGGGGCGTGCACTCGGATATAACACGTCGGGCAATGCTGGAGGCGTCAGAGACGCGCCACATGGGAGCAACACAAGACAGGCGCTGGCAATGCACCTACGACGAAATACGCGCCTATGTGTGGGGGCATCAGCACGGCGAAAACGACGCACGGGATCGGGTGGATTTGGAGGTGGTCGATAGCCTGAACGAATACCGCCAGCGGGTGGTCACTTCGACGATAGGCACCGTCATCAATCGGGCTCACTTGCACCTCGGGCGGTCACCGAGGCGACAAGGTGAAAAGGGAATGGTGGTTCACTCGCGGAAAGGGGACGCCGAACGGTGGGCACAGTGGGCACAGTGGCCGACCGCCAAACTCTCGACCGATTACCCTCACGGGTTTTCGTGCTGGCTCGATCCGTCTGGCGACTTGGTGGAGTTCGAGGCCGAGAGTGCCGGACCCGACGAGGAATACGAGCACGCCACAGGCGATCCCGTCGAGGTCGACAGCACGCTCAGGACGTGCGCCCACGAGTTGAGCGCCTACCTCAACGACGTTGTGAGCTTGATGCGTTAGCCACACCACCCGAGGCGGTGGGATGGGGTCGGGCCTTTCGGGGCTCGGCCCCTTTTTTTGTGCAAGCTCACCGCCCACAGCACGGCCACAAATCGAGGAAATGGCTTAGATGCTAGGGTTTGGCGATTTGAGGCGTCGGAAACTGGCGCAAGCTCACCGCGAAAAGCGCACCCCGAGCACCCGAGCGCATGAAACCGCCACAATCGCGCTCTAAAGCCCGACAAACCTCCAGCCTGACTCACATACCCCGAGGGGGTTGAGAGGTCGCATAGGCGATTCTAGGGCGATTAAAACTGATTTGGGGTGGGGTGGGTGGACCCACCAAGAACAAGAGCGCGTGCGTAAACACGCACCAAACCAGTTCAGAACTGGACCGGAACTGGTTCGGGTTTGGGTGGTGCCAGAATCGGCTCGGGGATCGGGTGGGATGCGAGGGCGTGCCCATGGCATGGAATAGCAACGCCCTAGCGTGGATATGGGGTGAGAATCATCCCACCACCCCCCCCCTCGATCCAGAGCAGGGGACCAGCACTGGTACTACTCAACACATATTCTCTTGCTATTTTTTCCCAATCCTGAAATTTTGTACTATCGCACTTCAAGGAGCCACTATGGTTGACTCATCAGAATTAATCAGTCTTGCAGAAAACATTAAGGGTCGTCTCAAGTTCTACACTCATGGGAGTCCTGAGAGAATCCTTTTGCAGAGATCGCACGATGCTATTGCTGGTTTTGCGAGAGGAGTTGATGCAGAATTTGTGTATACCTGGTTGATGGACAATGGGGTAAACCTTACGCTTCGGCAGCGTAGAATCTTGGGATTAGAACCCGAAGCTGTGAACACCAAAGAGTGATGCTTTTTCGTAGTATCTAAGCCAAAAAATTTGTAATTCTTTTTAGGCTTGGAACAGAGTTGGAACAATAACAAACATTAAACCACTCTTAGTATCTACATATAGGGTGTTTTGATTAAGGAGATTGCCATGCCGTATCGGGTTCGTGAGTCTACTGTCCAGGTCCAGCGGCCCAGCGGGTGGAAAACGCTCAAGGTCCACAAGACCAAGCAAGCCGCTAGAAAGCACATGAAAGCTTTGAACGCTAACGTGACGCACAAAAAGCCTAAGTACAAAAAGAGGTAGCCAGATGCGTAAGTATGCCACCTACGATGAATTGCTTGCATCCAGAAAGAAAGAGCTGACCAAAGGCCAAGTTACCAAGATGTTAGCTCACGATCGCATTGCAAAAACTGTTAAAAATTCTTGGGCTACCAGAAAAACAAATATCCAGTGGGCTGATGAGTTTAAGGTTTCACCACTTGCTGTGGTTCGGGCACGCAAAGGAATTACTTGGCCGGATTTGTATCGCGAGTATCGAGCGTCAAACAAGTGAAAAACCTTAAATCCAGCCTTCGAAAAATGCGGGAAGATCCGGTTCTTTTCGTTGAGGGTATGCTGGGCGCAAAGCCAGACAAGTGGCAAGTCGAAGTAATGAAAGCCGTGGCCGAACATCACAGAGGTATTAGTATTCGGTCAGGTCACGGTGTTGGAAAAACCAGTTGTTTGTCGTGGCTTGCTTTATGGTTTATATCGACCCATTACCATGCCAAGGTTGTGGTAACTGCCCCTACGTCGGCCCAACTACATGATGCGTTGTTGCCGGAAACAAAAGCATGGCTCAAACAATCCCCGCCCGCCTTTCGGGATTTGTTTAACGTAAAGTCTGACCGGATAGAGTTAGCTGCTGATCCCGAACGAAACTTTATATCTGCCAAAACATCCCGGGCCGAGCAGCCAGATGCGCTCCAAGGCGTGCACGCAGACCATGTGTTGTTGATATGTGACGAAGCCAGCGGTGTGCCTGAGCAGGTGTACGAGTCAGCTGGTGGATCTATGTCCGCTCACCATGCGACTATGGTGCTGGCTGGAAACCCCATTAGGTCGTCCGGCTATTTTTACGACACCTTCAATAAATTGTCAGACAGATGGAAAACTTTTCACATTTCGTGTGAAGATACCGACCGTGTTTCAGAAGAATACATTGAAGAATGTCGGGTCCGGTATGGCGAAGATTCTAATACCTACCGTGTTCGTGTGCTCGGAGAGTTTCCCAAAGGTGATGACGACACAGTTATTCCACATGAGCTGGTTGCAGAAGCAATCAGCCGCGACATTAAACCGTCGTCGTTTGGCCCTACTGTGTGGGGGGTAGACGTTGCTCGCTTTGGTGCCGACGCCTCTGCGTTATGCAAACGCAAAGGCAACGCTGTAACCGAGCCTATACGATTGTGGCGAAACCTGGACACAATGCAGCTAACGGGTGCAATCAAGGCAGAATACGATACTGCGCCAGAAAAACCTGTAGAAATTTTTGTAGATGCGATCGGACTTGGCGCTGGTGTCGCAGACCGTTTGAGAGAGCTGGGTTTACCAGCCTACGCAATTAACGTCAGCGAAAGCCCCGCAATGGGCAACCACTATTTAAACCTTCGCGCCGAGCTGTGGTACAAAGCAAAAGGGTGGCTTGAAGGGCGCGATGTTCGTTTACCTTCTGACGGTCGCCTAAAGTCTGAACTGACCACCGTTCGCTACAATTTTACTTCCGGCGGCAGGGTTAAGATAGAATCTAAGGCTGATTTAAAACGACGAGGCGTAGCGTCTCCCGACGCAGCAGA